TGATCAGATGCATCCTCAAATTCTGCAATAAGGTTTTCACATTCAGCGGCAGTCAGCACATTATCCCATACCGAAATAAATGCCCGATTTCCATCAGGTGGATTGACCTTGAAAGTTTCTTGGTCAATTTCAAAGTTATGAACCTCCTCACTTTCACCGGCGGTTGCGGTACTTATTTTTTCTTGCAGTGCGTTAAGAGCAGATGCATCAATCATTGGCGTTTCTTTTTCTGTCATATTGTAATCTCCACGTTTCCTATTTTTTTACTTGGTTTATTTTTAGAGAAACTTTCCTTAAAGCTGCTCTCTTTAGTATCTTGTATCAATTCATCTTGAGCGTCATCTTCTACGTCATACAAACGCATCTTGGGCCTGTCCACACCCACAACAAATCTTTTATGTTCATTCGGATCGTTATAACGATTCTTGAGTTGTTTAATAAGAATTTGTCCCATTTCTTCCAATTCTTCGGTTGCAATCAATGCAAACATTAAATCCGCAGTCGCTGGCAATCCAAACGACTCCGAAGTATCAGTCAAATCAACGTCACTGTTACCGTACCCGCTGCGGGTCGTCTGTGTGGCGGTAACAATCGGAACGTTGTTTTCGACTGCGAGGCCTCGTAGTTCTTCAGCAATAGATTTTATCAGTGTGTATGAATTTGCACCTGAGCCAGCCTTTACCCTAGATGACGAACATATATTTAGATAATCAATATAGATGATTTTTGGACGAAAATTCTTTTTGAGAGACAGTTCATTCAATAGGTGTCTAAAATGATTTGCGTTTGCCACAGCTGTAGGATATTCTTTAATAATCAACTTGCCGGTAGTCTTACTCTTCAACTTATCAATTTTCTTATCAAACGTACTTCTTGCCATACTGGCAACATCTCCAATAGAAGTATTCAACAGATTTGCATCAATTCTTTCTGCAATCTTTTCTTCAGACATTTCAGCAGTAATATAAAGAACGTCAAATCCCATTAACAAATGGTTCGCCGCGCAATCGCACATAAATAATGATTTCCCGACACCAGTACCCGCGAGGGCAACATTCAATGTCTTTTTGGGTAGACCACCTTTTGTAATACGATTCAACATATCCAAATGGAAAGGTATCTTTTCTTCTACCCGCTGATAGAATTCAAACCGCGATTCCCAATCTTCAATAAAATCGTGACCGATATTACTATCAAATGACACTGCAAGGGCCTCCGCCAAAATCTTAGGCATTTCACCTTTTTCAGGCGAATCGTCATTAATAATCGTGATAGACTTCATAACCGCATTATATATCGCACGATCTTGACACCACTTTTCAGTCGCATCTAATTGCCATGCGCTGTTTTTATGTTCTTCTTTTTGATTATGAAGATACACAATCATATCTTTACATTCAGTGAAAATATTTTCTGAAACATTTTTGTTGTCCAGAGATATCATCAACGAATCCTTTGTTGGAAGATCGTTATATTTTTCTATATGAGACTGCATCAAATCGTATACAATCTTATTCGATTCACTCTGAAAATAATCTCTTTCAATAAACGGAAGGGCCTTTCTAACATAGGCCTCGTCCGCAAAAAGACAATTCATTACTACTTGTTCAGTCAGTTCCATTAAGTTTTTTCGCTTCCAATATCAACTTTTCATATTCATGTTTAAGGTGATCGGCCTGGCGAAGTAACTCACCAGACCTTTCTTGTCTACTTTTTTCGCCTGTTACGCGAGTCATTGTAAACGTAGTTGGTTCTTTGTCCTCAGTACCATATACTTCTTGCCACTTGTCTTTAGGACACCTAATATTCGCAATCTTTGCCTTTGCGGGCATGAAACATCCACAAGCCTTGCAAATTTTCAATACCTGTCCATATTCTTCGCAAGACCTACACGTTGTCAATCGTTGTTGATATATGTGATTTGAGGCGAATATTTTACTCATCAACCAACCCTATATTTACTTCTGATATGTTCGTCAAACTTTGGATCGCCAAGAATGGGATCCCAAAACTCATCGCTATGAGTCTCTTTCTCCCGAAACTTTTTATCCATCACCTCACCAGTTTCCATATCGACTCGTTGTAACCAGCCACCAGATCTTGATAATACACCATAATCAACGGCCATGTCAATAAGCGCACTGAATTTATCCACACCTCTATCCCAAGAAACTGAAATCGGGATCTTTGACTTTTCCTTTACAAAGCGAGATTTTTCAACATTGATAACAAAATGATATCCTTGAATTTCTGTACCGACTTTATCTTGTTGGCGCCCTACAATCCAAATGGTATCGGCACTATAATACATACCAGTTCCACCCGAAACTACTTTAGTTGGATACAACCCTTGAGAGTCGTATGTGTGGTTGATAGCAACCATAGGAATGTCTTTCATCGTCAGATGGGGGGTAATCATGCGAAACAAAGACTTAAACTGCTTAGCGCGTGTCATGTCCGCTGCGCTACTACCCTTCTCCGCATCTTCAACTTCTTTCTTAGATGCCAAGTTACCAACCGAATCCACCATAACGAACACTTTATCTTCAGTATCCAATTCATTTAATTGAGACACCATATCAAATTTAAGTTCTTCTAAGTTGGTCACCGGAACGTGAATAATACGAGTCGTATCAATTTTGAAAATATCAAAATATCCCTGTGGTGTACCAAACTCTGAATCATAAAACAACACTAAACCTTCGGGGTTTTTGTCCATAAACGCCTTCATCATAATCAGGCCAAATGCCGTCTTAAAATGTTTAGAGGGGCCGGCAACCATTGTCAATCCTGACGAAAAACCACCATTGATAGATCCAGAAAATGCAACATTCATTGCAGGAATATTTGTAGGTGTACTGTCCTTTTCATGTAGATATTTTGACTCTGATAGAACATTTACCCTACCATCTTTGAAAGACGAATTCTTTCGCAATTTTGCCATTAAGCCTTTACTCATATTTTTCTCCTATTTGATTCTTTCATTATAACACATTTTTTTAACAATGTCAAGGAAGTCTCCCATAAAATTTTACTGGGGGGCCTACAGATTTTTTGGCATTAAAAAGATACCAACAACAATTATCTTTGCCGACGCTTTTACTACCTTCTATCCACTTTACTCTGCCGACGCTTACCACCTTTTCCAACCATTTTTGATAGGGAGCAGATTGTTTTGTGTGCATCCAATCCGAATCAAATAACAACCATGTAGGCATTTGATTGGCGAGATTTTCAATGAGAGGGTGTAATATTTTTCTGTTCCATGGCGGGTTTGTTATGCAAATATCGCACCCAACAATTCTATCAGTCAGGGCGTCACCGTTTCCTACAGAATCGCATAAAGGTTCTATATCGGTCATCCAATATGCTTTTAAATCTGTTAGTTGTTCCACATGCTTTACCAATCTACCGTCACCGGCACATGGTTCTGCAAACAACCCATTATATGGCAAATGAAATACAAGGGGCAACACCGCTTCTATCGGAGTGGGATAAAAGTCTCGCTCTACTCTTTCAAAATCACTTCGTTTTCCCATCACACTCTCCTAAAAAAAGTCATCCATTGTTATAATCTTTTCGAGTTGCCAGCCAATGGTATCAGTTATAGTTTTAATCGGGTCCAAAAAGGCCTTTTCAAACTGTTTGTTATAATCTACAAATCTATGCAAATCAAATTCTTCTGGCAGAATAGAACCTATCGCAATTGTATTATTGGCCAATGGGTTAGGCTCTTTCAGATAAACGAATTTTATCTTTTCGCCCTCTTGTATAATTGGATACGTCATGCCCAAATTATGTTTTTCGACTAACATGTTATAGTGAATGACTCCTTTAACATGGATGGGAGTACCTTTCTTAAATACATGAACGGCATCTCTGTATTTTTTCAAACCGTTGACAGAGCGCGGAAATGCAATCATATCAACATCCATTTTCTTAAATTCTTCGCGGAAGTTTTCAACATAAGCGATCAATTCATCATTGTCACCTTTCATAATAACCTTAAACGACTGCTTTAACCTGTCACGACAGGCCGCAGGGGTCGACGATCTTACCGCCTCAATACCCATAATTTTCAACTCAGGCGCTTTATAACGAACACCTTCGTTATCCCATACATTCAAAATATAACGTTTTTTTGCAGTCCATAGACCTTTGGATGCGATAACCTCTCTTGCCATGACCATTTTCTGATCATATGAGTTCATATACGAAGCAAGCTCCTCGTAAGACTTATTGATAAACGGTTCAAGTTTATCCTGAGCCACGCGATCCAAAAAAGATACCACTTTGTCTGCCGGGATTTTTCCTGCAGCATAGTCCTCTTCTCCAAAGACTTTCGAAACCAAGTCGCTAAAAACAACGTATATCGAGTCCGTATCTGAAGCAATGACATATTCTTTATCCTCCTTGTTTTTTAGTAGTTTGTTCATGTATTCATTCACTTTTTTCTCGATCCAGCGAATACTTAGCTGACCGGACAATGTGATCGACTCTGCCTGTCTGATGTCAAAATATCTAAAATATTGATTACCCAATGCACCATAAGCAGAGTTCAACAAAATCTTTGCGGCCATTTGTTTATTGTTTAACTGTGCAATTCTTTTATTGAGATGGATAGGGTCGCCACCGTCAATCAACTCTTGCTTACACTTCAACATCTCTTTCTTTGAGATAACTCTTTCGTCATACATACCTTGCATCAATTTGGGCAAGAACCCACGTTTTTGGTTATCATACAACACACCATTTGGTGTTAGAGAATATCCAAAATTTTGACAAGCCTCGGTATCTGTTTTCTTTTCCAAAAGATCGTCCACGCACGTATCAACTCTGTCTGTCTCAATCAAAGTCTCTGGACTAATGTTGTATTGCATAATTAAATGCGGATACAGACTGTTCAAGTCAAAAGACAATACCCAATCGTGAATTCCGACATGCGGTTCTTTAAC